CACAATCCAGTGTTGCTGGCTCTATCCTGACTCACAAAAGGACGTATGACTTCTCTATTGAAGTGGGGACGGTGAACTATACGGAGATAGGATTCTCCTACACGGATACGGCGGGAGCTAATCTGTTTTCAAGAATCAAACTACCTTCTCCTATCGCAGTCAACTCAGGCCAGCAACTTCGGGTGATTTACATCTTGGACATCACCCTAGCGCCAACCACCCCGCAGTCTGTGACGTTTGGTATCACCGGATGGCCCGTGGCTCCTTCTACATTACTGAGTGGAACCCAATGCTGGCAGCATGTAGGACTGGTAAGAATGGGCATGGATGCTATCACCGATGGAGGTTTCTGCATGGAGCCTTTCAATTCGGCGGATGGCAGTATATGGATATCGCCTTCCTCCGCAGCTCATTCCTCATTCAATGCTGCTACTCCTAACAGGTCGGCGAATGCTTATGCTCAAGCGACGACGCTGCTTACCTATGCCAGTCTCAGCTTCTACCGAGATAAGCAAGTCGTCATCCCAGTGGGGTCCGCTAATCGAACGGACTTCCGAAGCATGGGGATAGGTTTGACCTATACCGGTGGGTCTTCTAGCACCGGGATGACATTTTCTTGCCTGTTCGACGAAGCCCAGACGAAGACTTCTCTCTATACCCTGACGCTCACCTTCCGGTTCTCCGTTGGCCGCGTCCTAGCATAATATGAACCCGTCACTCCAGGATGCAATCAAGGAGGCGTTCGCGCTGGCGCCCTCCACCGTAGTCATCCTCAACACTATTGAGATCCGCCAGCAGGGTGTGCAGGACCCTATCTACCTGGTCCAGGCCCGCAAAGGGATTACAGCCACGGACGAGAATGGCGTGGACCACGACTACGAGCCAGTAGGCTTCCAGTTCTCCTTGCCTCCTTCCAACGAAGAGGGCTTCCAGAGCTTGAACGTGGCCATTGATAACATCAGCCGGCGGGTGACAAACTTTGTTACGACGGCAATGTCGGAGGCGGAGCCAGTTAAGATGGTCTACCGTCCTTATGTCAGCACTGACCTCACCGTCCCACAGATGAATCCTCCGCTCGTCCTCTTTTTGAAGGACGTTAAGATCACCTCTGTTCAGGTTACGGGAAGGGCTACTTTCATGGACGTGGTGAACAAGAAATTCCCCTCCCAGCTTTATACCCGGGAGAGATTTCCTTCTCTCGGATGATGCACTGGGCCGCCAAATATATCGGTCACCCTTACAAGGAAGGCGGGCGAGGAACCGACGGCGTGGACTGCTGGGGTTTGCTTTGCCTCGTCTATCACCAAGAGTTCCACATAGAGCTCCCCGAGATCCCGGGCATCACAGCGACCGCTGTCTTAGCGTTCCACTCGGCGCTGGAGAAGGAAGTCCTTTGTGATTGGGAAGAATCTGATTGGCCCTTCGACGGGTGTGCAGTGGCGATGAGCCAGAAGGAAGCCATCCACCATGTAGGCTTGTGGGCGGACGCGGATGGAGGGAAGATAATTCATAGTTGGAAACAACAGAAGGTGATAGCGGATACTCCGCGCCTGCTTGCGCTTAAGGGCATCAAGACGGTTCGCTACTATCGCCACAGCCTGTGGACCCAACGCCAGGAGGTTGCATAAATATGGAAACGATTAGACCCCAAATGGGCTGGGTATTTGAAACCGCAAACTCCTTCGAGCCGCTCAAAGTAGAGCGACATCAGGTGACTTGCGGGACGACTATTCGCAGCTGGGTAGAACTCCAATATCCGGAGCGCAAAGAGTTCTCTGTCCCCACCATCTGCCTCTTTAACGGCCGGCCGCTTATGCGGAAGGATTGGGACCGTCCTATTGGGGAGGGAGATATTGTCAACTTTGTGGCGATTGTCGCGGACCCTATTACCCTCATCATCATAACCATTGTCATGGTGGTTGTGTTGGTGCTGGTCACAGTGCTGATGCCCGTGCCTACTCCGCCCGGCTCTGCGCCGGCATCCGACCCGGTCTACTCTGTCAAGGGACAGGAGAACGCCGTCCGCCTAGGAGAGCCCATTGAAGTTTGTTACGGACGCAACCGCATTTACCCTTCGCTTGCGTCCCGCCCTTTCTATCTGTATTCCAGCAATGACCAATATCAGCACTCGCTGATGTGTGTAGGCCAGGGGTCTTATGATATCGAAGCCATTCAAATTGGAGATGCGGGAATCTCTAGCTATCAGGAAGTAGAGTATGAAATTATCCCGCCCGGCGGAACCACTACTCTCTTCAACACCAATGTCTACACCTCTCCGGAAGCCGGTGGCCATTTCTTGCTATCCAGCAACGAAGATGGCTACCCGCCCGACGGCTGGTTTGGACCCTATCCAGCCTGTCTTGTGGGTGAGACGACAAACAAGATTGAAATTGATATTGTCTTTCCAAAGGGGCTCTACAAGATGGATTCCGGCGGGGCCCTCCACCCTATGACGGTGACGGTGGAATGCCAGTATCGGGAGATAGACGATGTGGGTGCGCCTCTAGGAACCTTCCATGATTTGGTGCTGCCCTCCCCGATTACTATTACCGCGAAGACAACCACCGCCCAGCGGAGGACCTATGGCGGTGGAGTGCCGGAGGCTCGCTATGAAGTCCGGATGCGGCGGACGGGGCTGAAGAAACTCTCCGCGCGGGTAGGCAATGATGTTGTCTGGGAGGGATTGCGGTCCTTTGTCATCACCGGCGCTACTCACAGCTTTGGTGATGTCACGTTGCTAGCGGTGAAGATCAAGGCTACCAACAACCTTAACAGTCAGACCCAGTCCCGCTTCAACGTCATAGCCACACGCAAGCTGCCCGTCCTGGAGTCCGGAGGCTGGAGCGAGCCTCAACCTACCCGTTCCATCGTCTCGGCGCTGGCAGACATCTTCCGCAGCGAATACGGCGGGCGCCTAGAAGACACGTTCCTGGACCTAGAGACGCTGCGGGCGATGGATGACTTCTACAACGGCCGGGAGGAGTATTTTGATTGGTGCTTCCGGGACGCTTCCACCGTGTGGACGGCGGCCCAGCAAGTTGCCCGGGTTGGACGGGCGTTGCCTCTGCTCTCCGGCTCCTTAGTCACAATGAAACGGGACGGCCCGCTGGAGGTTCCGGTGGCTATGTTTAACCAGGAGAACATGGTGGAAGGCTCTTTTGAGTGGGCCATCAAGCTCTGGGACCTAGACGAACATGATAGTATCCGGATTGAATACACGGACCCCTCCACAGGCTACAAGCAGGAGCAGGTGACCGCAGTCCTTCCCGGAGGCACTTACGACCACCCGGAAGACATTCGCATGGAAGGGATTCAAGACCGCACCCACGCCTACCGGACTGGCATGTATATGCTGGCGGCGAAAAGATATTTGCGGGAGAACGTCACCTTCGAGACGGGCTTAGAGGGCTACATTCCGACCTACGGTGATTTGATTGCGGTGTCGCACGACGTTCCGCAGTGGGGTCAGGCAGGTTACATCGTCAACGCCGTGCGCGGGACGGGGACCTCTTACCAGCTTTGGCTGTCGGAGCCGCTCACCTTTGCGGAAGGAGTCGAGCACCAAATCCTCTTGCGCGGGCGGACTGCGGACATCATCGGGCCGGTCACGGCCTACCCTACGAGCGACCCGCAGCAAGTGGTGATTCATTCCGCAAGTGACATCGACTTCCTCCTGGACGGCACTACGGAGCCCATGCTTTTCCTGTTCGGTGTCTCCAACAACATCACCAAATATCTGCGAGTGATGAAGGTGGAGCCGCAGGGCCAGGAGCTCGTCAGGATCTCTGCCGTCAACGAAGCGCCGGTAATCCACTCTTTTGACTCTTTGGTCCCGGCGCCCTTAGCAACCACCTTCTTCCCGCCCATCACGCCGGACCTTCCAACAATCGATTATCTGTATATCTCCCAGATGGACAGCTCGCAATCCATTGTGCAGGTGACTTGGACGGCGGCGCTAGGCGCCCAGTATTACCTCGTTCAAACTTCCGAGGATGGAGACAACTGGATGGAGCGGGCCAATACCACCCGCACCTCAGTCCAGCTGCAAGTCTTCCCCGGAGACTTCTATGTTCGCGTGGCGGGCGTGAACAACGGGCAAGGGCCCTGGAAGCAAGCGAGCGCCGTTATTGGTTTGCTCTCCAACGTGGAAGTGTCTACGGCTTGGGACGCACTCGAATGGGAGGTGAAGTGGTTCCCAGTTCTGTATGCGGTGAGCTACGAGGTCATAGTGTATGATAACAGTGAGTCGGCTCCCGTCCTTAAGCACACCGTCACCCAGACGGCGCTGAGCTTCCATTACGACCTCGCGGACGCAACCACCGACGCCAACGTGGTGCGCGAGATGATTGTGACTGTGGACCCCGTGCTCAACGATGACGACACCGGGACCACGGCGCCTTCGGGCCATCCTGTAGAAGTGGTCTTGTCCAACGAGCTGCCCGTTCCCGTAGAGCCGGTCGCTGCTGCCTTCGTGAGCTTGGATAGTGCGGAGGTCGTGTATCAGCTGACGTGGACTCCGCCGGATTTGAACGCGGACGTGAACAAGGTGCTCGTGTGGCTCTCCGCGACTCCGGGCTTCGACCCTACTGTAGATGTTCCTATCGCCACCTACACAGGACTAGACCCTGTTGGTTCTGTTCTCCAGGGTGTTCCGTTGGACTCCTACGGCGGCCACCCGGCCTACTACTTCCGAATTGGATTGCAGGACGTCTGGGGAAGTGAGCTGGCTGCGAACATCTCTGTTGAACATACGATCCCCGCCTACCCCTAGAGAAATAATAGTTGCCGAATGAGCTTCATGTCGTAAGTTGACGACATGAAGACGTTGACGTTCGTGGAGGCGAATCCCATAGCGAGCCCTTGTGAGGGATGCTACGGGACGGGGAGACCGCTCAGCTCGCCCGCTTGTCGGGCTCCTTCCTGCCTGGTGTGCTCTGGGCGCGGGTATGTAGTAAAAATGCCGAGAAGGGCTAAGACCAAATCCCGTCTGGGTGTTCCTTCTTCAAGGCTAGCAGATTTCGCCGTATGTAATTAGCGACCGGGGCGGACTTGTCCTCCTTCATCCCGTGCGTCCATAGATAGTGGTAGTAGGACGCCGGGACCTCTTGCATGATGTGCGGGTCTTTTCCCTTCGGTCCATACTGGCCGAAGGGAAATGGGTCTAGGTCTTCTAGCTCTTTCATAATGTTTTCCGTGGATGGTAAATACCGCCGCTTCTTGTTTTCCTCATGTCTTCAAAAGCAATAGGGCCTCCTATATTCCTCCAAGTGTTTCCTTTTACTACGTGGTAGATGGTCACGGCATCCACTTTGAATTCCTTTGCGAGGGTTACTAGATAGGCTCCCGCTTTATATTGGTTTCTTATTTTAGGAATGTCAGCGGCGCATAGGTGTCGGCCGCATCCGTTCCTTCCTTTCTTCATCATGTCGTTTGTATTAGCTTTGGCGTTCCCGAGGAACAAGTGACTCGGATTCATGCAAGAAGGATTGTCACAGCTATGCAAGGACCATTCTCCTTTCTTTAGTCGCC